ATTATTGAGACGTTTCATTAACTTATTCGGATCGGTTGGCGGAGAGGATGGGATTCGAAGTGTATGGCAGCGGGTTTCGAGACCCTAACAAGTGCTAGGCGAAAAGCCTCGTGCTCGAATCGCCCGTCACGTCAAATGTCACGCAGACTGTAACGCAACGGGCGATTCGAAGGCTGGGCGAGCCGAGCTTTACGCTAGTCAAGTAACCCGTCAAGCAGGGGGCGGCCGAATGGAAGCGGCTGATCCTCGTCCGTTCACGGATTACCGTCAGCGCCCCGAATCGCAAGTTCCTTCCTGTGTGCGCTAGCGTACGTTCGCTCTGCAGCTCATTTCCCGGTCCAGCTGAAGGCATCACCCCACCGCAACCGGCGCGATCCTGTCGGTCAGCCGGGTGAGGATCGCGTCGAACGCTGGGTCGTCACGACGGTCCTCAATCTCGCGCAGCGTGTGGTCGACCGTCGAGCGATGGCGCTGGAAGAAGGGGGCGACCCGGGTTGCCGACCAGTTGAGCGCTGTCACCGCCAGGTATTCGGCGACCTGGCGGGCGAGCACCGTCCTGCTGTCGCCGCGCGGTTCGGCGACGATGATGGCGCGATCGACACCGAGCTCGGCCGCAACCGCCGTCACCACCGCCTTAATGGCGCCGTTGGCAGCCCATGTAGCGCGCGCCTTACGTGGACTTTTGACCCGATAGGCGCTTGCCGCCTTACCGCCGTCCGGCCTTTTCCCGGCGCGACGCTCGAGGTAGCCGAGCCTGGCGAGGCGGTTCAGCGATTCGATGATCGTCACCCGGTGTCGACCGAGCTCGCCGGCGATCGAGCCTTGCGTGCGCCGGCACCAGCCGTCCGTGTCGGCGTAGCAGACGAGGAGCATCAGGACCTGCAGGTCGCAGCCGCGGAAGCGGGTCTCAGTCGCGACCGAGGGCGGTAGCTGGCCGAGGCTCATTTGAAGAGATGCGCCCGTACGGCGCAGTCCTTTGCTTCGAGCAGTTTCCTGAGCGCAGTAGTACGCTCGGGATTGCTCGGCAACGTTTCGACGATGTGCTTCGCCAGGTCGCCGAATGGCTTGCTGTGCGCTTGCAGCGGCGGTGGAAGATGCTCGTACGCAAAGAACTGAAGCAGGTAGTCGTTCATGGCGTAGCCTCCATTGCCTCGATTTGCTCGGGAAACTTGGCGGCGATGCGGGTGACCGCCTTTACGTGCCACCTGCGCACGGTCCGGTCGTCGACTGAATATTTGAGCGCGATCTGGACATACGGGACCGTGCATGCGTTCAGCCGGATGATGCGGGCGCCTTCCTTGCCTTCCTCGCCCTGCATCCGGAGCCAGGCGAGCCAGGTGAGAACGTCGTTGCAGCGGGCGATATCGGTGCGCGTCGGCCGGAATCGATCGGCGCGCTGCGCCAGCATTTCGCGCATGTAGAAACTGAGCGCCCTGGCCGCGTCGCGGCCAAATTCCTCGACCCGGTCCTGGGGGCTCATCTCCGGAAGCGAGCTCCGGTAGCCGTGCGGGCCGACCCGCGGCATGGCGGCATCGGTGAGGACGGCGCGGCGGAGGAGCTCGCGAGCCTGGTCGTGGAGCTCGCGCAGGCGGTCGGGACCGAGGCCGCGAAGGTTGATGTCGCGATGGAATATGGGTGTGCGCGGCGGCCGCGGCCGCCTTGCCGGACGCGGGACGACGCCCGCTAGATCGACGGGCTCGAGGATCACCAAGCCAGCCATCCGGTCAATCCGCAGGGCGGCCAAAACATGCAAGTGTGCAGTGGCTTGCGTAGCATAGTTCGCGTGGCGTGGGAAAGCGCCCTGGCGGGGCGAGGGCACTTCTTCAGTGGCGCGGTTTCTGCCGCTTCCGGTAGTCGACGAGCTCTTCCGGCTGTTCGAGGCCGGCTATACGGCGCGCCGGGCCGCAGCGGCCGCCGGCGTGTGTCGCAAATCGGCTACCCGGTATCGCCGCCTCTGGCGATCGCGACGTTCTCCCGACAATGCTGCCTTGCTGATCGTGCGCGTTCACCCGCGGACGTCGGCGGCGATGGCGAGCCTGGCGCGGGCCCGCCGGCGCAGCGTCGAGCAGCTCGCCGGCGATATCATCGACACGGTGATCGGCGAGAACCTAGTCGCCGCGATCCTTTGGCGATGAGCGCACGGGAACTGGCTGCATGACAATAAACTGCGACATTTGTGAACGCGCCGTCGATGAAGGCGAAGAGTTCGTCGAGATGAAGCCGCCCCTCGTCAGCGAGCGTTGCACGATCTGTATTGGCTGCCTGGAGCGTCTATTCAACGAAGCGGTGGCCTCGCGCCGGCAACAGTGATCGCATGTTGGACCCCCGATCGCAGATAACCTGGATTGCGACGGACCAGCTTGGCTGCTTTTGGCTCATTCGAGAGCGCGATCGCCAGCAATGGGCGCTCGGCTTTGATGCCAACGGTCACCCGGCGTGCCGGCAGGTCTTCGACGGCAGGATCGTCACGGACTGGTCACAGCCGGTCGCCGAACGAATTTTGCTGCTGCCTTGGAGAGCTCTCAGCCTGGTTGACTGAGAAGAAAACTGGCCCCCTTTGAACCCTTGCGGCGCTTGGGTTTCCTGCCCTCGTGGCCTCCTTTGGCGAGGTCCACCGATTTGCCAGCGCGCCGCCGATATGGGCAAAATCGGCCCTAAGCGAGATATGGTCGAGAAGTGCGGCCCTTGGTGTGATCGGGGCAATCGTACATTCCGTACATTCTCCGATTTCGCAGCCCCGCTTCTGAGACAGCGAAGCGCCGCAACTACGATCGGTTGTGGTATCTTGGATTGCAAATAGCGCCCGGGTTCGGTTAGCCGCCCGGGCGCTTTTGCCGTTCCGCTTCTTGCGCGGCCGACGCGCAAGTGTGCAAGGCGGGAGCTGGCTTGGCCTGACCTCCAGCCGGCTCCCGACCTCTCCCCCAATACGGTTGCACAGGGATGGTTCCGTTGCCGCGACTCGATCGAGCCGACATCACGGACTCGCGTGGGCGTCATATCCCTGCCGTCCGGCGCAAGCTCGAGCCGAAGGACAACAAGCAGGACGCTGGTTCGGGGGTGGCGTTGCCGCGGAGCGGCCGCGAGCTCGCCAAGCGTCTCGACGAGCTGTCGAGCCGCATCCGCCGGCTGGCGCCGCCGACATCATCGGCGCCGGAACGGTTTCACGAGGAACGTAGCGAGATCGCCCGCGAGCTCCAGCGCCTGGCCGAATGGGCGGGCGGGCTCAAGGGCTGACCGTTGGCCGTCCGGCAGCTGAGTCCGCGGCTGGCCAGGCTTGATACCCGCTCAGCCTTGCCGCCGCCGAAGAAGGCGGATCCCTTCTATCTTTCACGCCAATGGCGTGACCTGGTTGAGGAACTCATCCGCGTTCGCGGCCGGAAGTGTGAGACGCCGGGCTGCGGGCGCGAGCACGTCCGCCTGTTTGGCGATCACGTCGTCGAGCTCCGTGATGGCGGCGCCCCGCTCGACCCGCGCAACGTCAAGCTTCGCTGCGGCTCCTGCCACACGAAGAAGACCAGCGCCGAGAAGGCACGTCGCGCCGCCGAGGCGGCGGGGGTAGGGGGATTAAATCCTCACCCGACCGGCGCGTAGTAACCGCGCGCAGCCTCACGCGGGGATTTTTTCTGAGCCGCGGCGCGCGCGTGGAGTCGGGTGAATGGCGCTTTCGCCGAAGCAGCGGCGGTTCGTTGATGCTTATGTCATTGACCTTAATGCGACATCGGCGGCGATCGCCGCCGGCTACAGCAAGCGGACCGCTCGTCAGCAGGGCTCGCGCCTGTTGACAAATGTTGACATTGCCGCCGCGGTCGCCGAGGCCCTCGCGAACCGCCAGGCGGCGAGCATCGCCAAGGCCGAGCGGCGGCCGATGACGCTCGCCGACGTCCGCGCCGAGCTCGAGAAGATCGCCAAGGCCGACATCCGCGACGTCGTGAAGTGGCGGTCGAACGTCCTCGCCACTGTCGAGGACCCGGATTCCGGCGAGGTTACGCTCGCGCACGTCAACGACGTCGAGCTGGTCAACAGCGAGGACGTCCCCGACGACGTCGCCACGGCGATAGGCGAGATCTCGAAGTCGGCGAATGGCAGCCTCAAGATCAAGCTCCTCGACAAGCGCGGGGCGCTGATCGCGCTCGAGCGCAGCCTGTCCGAGGAAGCGCGGCGCGGGGCCGGCAAGCCTGCCGGTACCGAGGCCCGGCCGCCGGCGCCCGGCGCCCCACCGTCGTCCGACGACTGGGCCGACGTCCTGGCGACCGGACGGCCGAATTAGCAACTTGTAGCAAGGTGGCAATTGCCCTGGTCGATGGCACGGCCCGACTGGCGTGAGCGGATCCGCGCCGGCCGGTCGCTGATGCCGGACCTCCCCGAGCTCGACCGCAAGCGGGCGGGCCGGGCGATCGCCGTCTACAATCGCCTGCGGGTGCCCGACGTCCCCGGCCAGCCGACCTTCGGCGAGGCCGGCGGCGAGTGGTTCCGCGAGATCGTCGGCGCCATGCATGGCTCAATCGACGCCGCAGGAAAGCGGCAGATCGAATCGTTCCTTTGCCTGGTTCCCAAGAAGAACACCAAGACCACCAGCGGCGCGGCGCTGATGCTGACGGAGCTGCTCCTCAACGAGCGGCCCCGCGAGCGCTTCACCCTGATCGGCCCCACCCAGAAGATCGCCGAGACCGGCTACAGCCAGGTCGAGGGCTTCCTCGAGGCCGACGCGGCGCTGAAGAACCGCTTCCAGGTCCAGACGCACCTCAAGCGGGTCACCTACCTCCCGACCAAATCGCGCCTCGAGGTCAAGTCCTTCGATCCGAAGATCGTCACCGGCATCAACGGCTCCGCACTGGTCGACGAGCTCCACCTCCTCGGCGAGATCGCCAACGCCGACCGCGTCATCGGTCAGCTCCGCGGCGGCCTGATCGCCCGGCCTGGCGCCTTTCTCGGCTTCATCACGACACAGTCGGAGCGGCCCCCGGCGGGCGTCTTCGCCGCCGAGCTCAAGAAGGCGCGTGCGATCCGGGACGGCAAGGCGACCGGCACGATGCTGCCGATCCTCTACGAGTTCCCGGAGGAGTACGTCGCCCCCGTCCGTACCGGCGAGACCCCGCGCTGGCACGACACCAGCATCTGGCCGTGGGTCACGCCTAACAACGGCCGCTCGATCACCGTCGAGCGGCTCGCCGCCGACTTCCAGGAGGCCAAGCTCGCAGGCGAGGAGGAGGTCCGCCGCTGGGCGAGCCAGCACCTCAACATCGAGATCGGCCAAGCCCTCCTCTCCGACCGCTGGTCCGGCGCCGACCACTTCGAAGCCGCCGCCACCGGCCCGAAAGCCCTGGCCGAGCTCATCGCCGCCTCCGAGGTGGTGGTCGCCGGCATCGATGGCGGCGGCCTCGACGACCTCCTGGCGCTCTGCGTCATAGGCCGCGACAAGCTCACCAAGCGCTGGCTCGTCTGGGTACGCGCCTGGTGCCACGAATCGGTCCTCGAGCTCCGCAAGAGCGAGGCGCCCCGGCTCCGCGACTTCGAGGCCGCCGGCGACCTCCGCGTCTGCAAGGAGTTCGGCGAGGACATCGTCGAGCTCGCCGACCTGGTCGAATGGCTGGCCAAGACCGGCAAGCTCGCCGACAAGCACGCGCTCGGCGTCGACCAGGCCGGCATCGGCCAGATCGTCGACGAGATCGGCGGCCGCGGCATCGACACCTCGCCCGAGGCGCAGGTCCTCGTCGGCATCAGCCAGGGCTGGAGCCTCACCGGGCCGATCCAGACCGCCGGCCGCAAGCTCGCCGACGGCACGATGATTCATGGCGGCCAGAAGCTCCTCGCCTGGGCGGTGGGCAACTGCCGGCGCGAGCCGCGCGGCAACGCCATCCTGATCACCAAGCAGGCCTCCGGTACCGCCAAGATCGATCCGGCCATGGCGATGTTCGACGCGGTGGCGCTGATGTCGCGCAACCCGCCGGCGCCTGGGTCCGTCTACGAGGAGCGCGGCCTGATTTTCGTGAGCTGAAGCCGAGGCGCCAGATGGGAATGCTCCAGCGCCTCAACCGCGTGGCCAGGTGGCTTGCCCGCGCCACCACCACGATGGACGACGAGTTCCTCTGGCAGGCCTCGTTCTGGTCGGCGCCGTCGGTCACCGGCATCTCGATCAATCAGTTTTCGGCGCTCAACGCCTCCGCCGTCCTCGCCTGCGTGACCATGCTCGCCGAGGACGTCGCCAAGCTGCCCTGGTCGATCTTCCGCCACGCCGAAGGCGACGCGCGCAACGAGGCCAAGGACCACTGGCTCTACCCGCTCCTCCAGGAGCCCAACGACTGGCAGAACGGGTTCGAGTTCCGCGAGCAGATGCAGGTCTCGCTGATCCTCCGCGGCAACGCCTATGCCGTGAAGATCCGCGACCTCCGCGGCCGCGTCGTCAAGTTCGTGCCGTGCAACGCCGATTGGGTCGCCCTCTACGAGGCGCCGACCGGCGAGCTCTTCTACCGGGTGACGCCGCAGGGCCTGCACATGCGGGCCGAGCTGGCCGGGCAGCCGTTCCTCATCCCGTTCGCCGACATGCTGCACATCCGCGGCTTCTCGCTGAACGGGCTCACCGGCGTTAGCCGCATCGCCATCGCCCGCGAGGCGATCGCTCTCGGCCTCGCCATGGAGCAGCAGTCGGCCCGTGCGATCGGCCAGGGGGCGCACCCGAGCGGCGTCCTCACCACGGATTCGAAGCTGACGGACGAGGCGGCGAAACGCCTCGCCCAGAACTGGAAGGAGATGGTGGTCGGCCTGCAGAACAGCGGCCGCACCGCGATCCTCGAGCAGGGGCTCAAATACCAGTCGATCACGCCCACGGCGAACGACCTCGACCTGGTCAACAGCCGCAAGTTCCAGATGGAGGAGATCGCGCGGATTTTCCGAATCCCTCTCCACATGATCGGCGAGCTCACCCGCTCAACCAACAACAACATCGCCCAGCAGGCGCAGGAATACATCAACTATACGCTGACCGGCTACACCAACCGCTGGCGCGCCAAGTTTTCGACGGATTTCGGCCTGTGGCGGCAAGGCCTCTCGATTGAGTTCGACTATCGCGAGCTCACCACCGCCGACATGACCTCGCGCATCAACAATTGGCGCACGGCGATCATGTCAATGATCAACACGCCCGACGAGGCCCGCCTCGACCTCGGCTACAAGCCCGAGGGCGGCGAGGCGGCGAAGCTGCAGGCCCCGCAGAACATGGCCACGATGGGCAGCCAGTCGGCCGGCATTAGCGAAGGCGGAAGGCCGCCCGGGGACCCGTCGCCGGCGGGCGATGCGGGGCCGAGGGCATGAGCGCCGGGCACAAGGCGGCGCACGGCAAGGTCGCCGATCCCGCCCTCGCCGACAGCTACTACGCACGGACCAGGGAGCTCGTCGCCGCCTCCATCCTCGACGACACCCACGAGGTGCTCTACGCCTCGAACCGCACGCCCGACTGCACGAAGGTCTGGCGCGACCGCCGCATCCCGGCGCTGTTGCCGAGGTGCGGGGTCGATACGCGTGAGAGCCTGGCGACGCACGAATGCGGCGAATGGCTCGCGATGAATGACGGCCTTCCCTACTTCAGGGGCTCGCCGTCCGCGCATGTCGACGTGGCGACGCCGCTCGAGGAGCGGAACGTCCGGGAGCAATTCCCCGACGATCCTGACATCGTCGCCAAGTACAACGCCGAGATGGACGAGTACGTCGACCTGATCGCCGCGAGCCCGATCGCCGATCCGCCGCCGGTGGCGGAGGTCGACCAGCGCCCCTACGACGAGATGGACGTCGAGGGCGACGAGCCGGCCGTGGAAGTGCCCACCGCCGCCAGCATGCAGGTGAACCTCGTGCGCCAGGTCGTCAGCCTCGAGGATTTCGCCCGCTTCCCCCGGGCCCAGGCGGCCGAGCGCGTCCTCATCCGCGCCGCCGGCGGCGTGGCCGACCTTGCCAACTCGTCCGGGCGGGTCATCCGCTACAAGTTCAGCGACGCTTCCGTCGCCCGCGACGACCACACTATTGCCGCCTGGCAGACCCAGAATTTCCGGAGGAACCCGGTTTTCCTCTGGGCGCACCAGGCCGACGAGCCGCCGATCGGCCGCGTCCTCGACGACCTCGTCGACAACGCGGGCACGCTCACCGGCAGCGTCGAATACGCCGAGCGCGACCTCTATCCCTTCGCCGACACCATCTTCCAGATGGTCAAGGGGGGCTGGCTCAACGCCGTCTCGACGTCGTGGGACCCGATCAAGTGGCGGTTCTCGACCGACAAGAACCGGCCGCGCGGCATCGATTTCGAGCTGGTCGACCTCCTCGAGATCAGCCAGGTGCCGGTCCCGGCTCTGCCGACGGCGCTCGCCTCGGCCCGCGCCGCCGGCATCGACACCGGCCCGGTCTACGCCTGGGCCGAGAAGATCCTCGACGGCGGCGGCATGATGATGGTGCCGCGCGCCGAGCTCGAAGCACTCCGGAGAGAAGCCAAGATGCCGGCTGCCACCCCCGCTTCAAAGCACGCGGATCCTGCCGCGTCGACTTCGCCGGCCAAGCCCGCGATCGGCAAGCGCGGACTGTACGAGGTCGCCTCGCTCGCCTGGATGATGACCGAGCTCGGCTATCTCCAGGACAGCGTCTCCTGGGAGGCTGCCTGGGAAGAGGACGGCAGCGCCGTCCCCGGCCAGATGCTCGCCGCCCTCAAGTCGCTCGGCGACGTCCTCGTCGCCATGACCGCGGAGGAGGTCGCGGAGCTCATCGCCAACCTCGATCGCGAGCCGGGCAGCCGCCAGCAAACCAAGGGCCAGGCCCTAGTCCTTGGGCTTTGCCGCCTCGCCCGCGACGCCAGCGCCGCCGCGACGCGGCGGTACGCGATCAAGACGAGGTCGCCGCTCACCATCGAGGCCGCCCGGCGGCTGAACGAGTCGTTCGGCGAGTGGTTGCGCGGCGATCCGAGCAAGCCGCTCATCCTCGACAGCGGCGCCGAGCTCATCGTGGTCGACCCGCTGATCGGGCCGCCACCTGGCCAGGAGGCGGGTGCCACCCGCGGCCAGCGCGCCGGAAAGGTGCTCTCGTCGAAGAACGAGGCCGCGCTCCGCGACTGCCTCGACATGCACAGCCGCGGCTGCGACATGCTCCGCGACGTACTCGCCGAGGCCACCGGCAGCGACGGCGGCGACCTGGTCGACACCGACGAGGGCGCCGCGCGCACGGTGCCTCCGCCCACAGATCCCGCCGCGGCCGCCGCGCGGCGCAAGCGCCAGGCCGATGCCCTGAAGCGCAAGATTTCGATCCAGCCCGCGGCGTAGACGCCGGGCCCACCCGCCGCGTCGCGACGACGCCGCCCCTCCCGAAAATGGAGCCCTACCCATGCAGATTCATGAGCTCCGCGAGGCCCTCGGCCGCGCGGTCGACGAGCTTGGCACCGAGGCGGTGATCGCCGACGAGGCGCTCTACACGGCCAAGGAGCAGGAGATCAACGAGCTCCAGGGCCAGATCGACCGCCTCGGCCGGGCCCAGACGCGCGCCGCCAAGCTGGCCCGGCCGGCCGGCTCGAGCGCGCCGGGCGACGATCGCGACCCCATCCTCATCCCGCCGTCGATCTCGCTCGACCGCGTCGCCCCGCGCGAGGCGCGGATCAACTGGACCGCCGACGACTATCTCCGCACCGTCCGCAAGGAGATCGAGTTCGAGGCCGACCGCGAGCGCCATTTCCGCTCCTTCGGCGAGCAGCTCAAGGCGGTCGCCAACTACTACATCGGCGGCCGCGACCCCGGCGTCATGGACCCCCGCCTGGTGCGGGCGCCGTCGAGCGCCGCCGACCGCTTCAGCCGCGCCCCGACCGGCGCCGGCGAAGTCGACCCGTCCGCCGGCGGCTTCCTGGTGCAGACCGATTTCGCCACGGCGATCTTCGCCCGCGCCTATGACATGGGCCAGCTGTTGAGCCGCGTGCAGAAGCTGACGCTGACCACGACGGCCAACTCGATCAAGATCCCGGCGGTCGATGAAACGAGCCGCGCCACCGGATCCCGCTGGGGCGGCGTGCAGTCCTACTGGGTCGGCGAAGGCCCCTCGGTCACCACGACCAAGCCGAAGTTCCGCCTGATCGAGCTCGACCTCAAGAAGCTCATGTCGGTCTGGTACGTGACCGACGAGCTGATGGCCGACGCCTCGGTGCTCAACTCGATCGCCAACCAGGCGTTCTCGGAAGAAATCACCTTCATGACCGAGGACGCCATCTTCCGCGGAGACGGCGCCGGCAAGCCGCTCGGCATCCTCAACGCCCAGGCGATGGTGAGCGTCGCCAAGGAGACCGGCCAGGCGACGAAGACCATCGTCTACGAGAACGTCCTCAAGATGTGGTCGCGCTGCTGGGGCCGCTCGCGCCAGAACGCGGTCTGGTTCATCAACCAGGACGCCGAGCCGCAGCTCCTCTCCCTTGCCCAGGTGATCGGCACCGCCGGCGTCCCGGTCTACCTGCCGGCGAACGGCATCTCCGGCCGCCCCTACGGCACGCTCTTCGGCCGGCCGGTGATCCCGGTCGAGTATTGCGACACCGTCGGCAACAACGGTGACATCGCCCTCCTCGACCTCAGCCAGTACGTCCTCGCCGACAAGGGCGGCATCCAGGCGGCCTCGTCCATGCACGTCGCCTTCCTGACCGACGAGATGGTGTTCCGCATCACCTACCGCCTCGACGGCGAGGCGATCTGGCATTCGGCGCTCACCCCCTACAAGGGGTCGAACACGCTGTCGCCGTTCATCACGCTGGCGCAGCGGTAATCATCGCCCGGCGAGAAGCGCGATGGCGACTAGCGAACAGTAGATCGCTTTCGCTCGCATCGCGTCTACTCGCCGCTCCCTCCTCTCTACCCGCTCTTTTCCAGGAGGCCCCCGATGGCCCGTCAGACTTCCATGCCGGAGGAGTTCCCTCCGGTCGAGCTCCTCAATCCCGCCGCCGACGCCGCCGGGCGCACCTCGAGCTACGTCAAGGTCGGCAAGCTCGACAAGCTGTGGATCGTCTTCCACATCACCCAGGGCAACGCCGCCACCATCCTCCTCTCGGTGCTGCAGGCGACCGACACCTCGGGCTCGAACTCGAAGGCGATCGCCGCGACGCCAATCTGGACCGACCTCGACGAGGCGACCCTCGACCAGCTGACCAAGCAGACGAGCGCCGCCACCTACACGACCGACGCCGGCGTCAAGCACAAGGTGGTCATCTTCGAGGTGACGCCGCAGGACGTCATGGACATGGCGAACGGCTTCAACACGCTCGCGGTGTCGACCGGCGCCTCGAACGCCGCCAACATCACCGAGTGCATGATCTACGGCCTGCACCGCTACCGGCAGGCGCAGCCGCCGAGCATCCTGTCCTAGCGCGCCACGTCATGGCCGGGCTTCGTCCGGCCATCCACGTCTTTTTGCCGAGAATCCCGCCGCCCAAAGCGGATGTGCGGGACAAGTCCCCGGCCATGCCGAAAGGGAAGCTTCCATGTCCGACAAGAGCCGCATCGCGGCGCGTCTCAACGCGGCGAACGTCTTCGAGGAGTTCGACAAGAACACCTTCGAGGTGAGCAACAGCGGCGCCGTCATTTGGTATGCCGAGGAGTTCCTCGGCGCCGCCAAGGGTGGCGCCACCTTCCCGACGACCCCCACCATCGGCTTCGACTGGATCAAGAAGACCGTACAATCGGCCGGCAGCCCGAGCGTCGCCGGCATAGCCAACGCCGCCTTCGGCGCCATCCAGCTCGCCCTCGACGCCACCTCGGAAAAGCAGGAGGCGAGCCTCTACTGGGCGGACAACCTCCAGCTCGACGTGACCAAGGGCCTGGTGTTCGAGTGCCGGGTCAAGCTCTCGGTGCTGCCCTCGGCCGCCGGCGTCCAGGCGGTCTTCGGCCTGTCCTCGGCCTGGATCGATGGCCCCGACAACGCTTCCTACTACGCCGAGATGGGGGCCAACGGCTCCGGCCTCATCAAGATGCGGTCGCAGGACCAGGTCACCCAGAACAACCTGTCGAGCCCGACCACGGTGCTCGCCACCGACTGGCACATCTACCGGATCGACCTCACCAACGTGAACGACGTCGGCTTCTATATCGACGGCGTCCAGCAGAACACCGCCGGGCAGGTCAAGTTCGCGGCGACCGGCGCGAACGCGATCCTGCAGCCCTATTTCAGCTGCTACAAGCCGAGCGGCACCGGCGTCGCCACGATGCAGCTCGATTACGCCAAGGTCTACGCCAACCGGTCGTGATGATCCGAGACTATCTCGATCGCATGATGCGGTCGCGCCCCCACCTGGAACGGACGCCTAACCCTACCACCGATCTCGGGCTTGCCCGAGATCGGCAGTCATCAGTGCCGAAATCGGGCAGGCCCGATTTGGGTGCGGGAGGGTCGAAACCGCGGAGCGGTTTCGGGGAGGGGTCCGCGAATGCGGCGAAGCCGCAGGAGCCTGCCGATGTCACTGCAGACCCAGCAGGTCACGATCACGAGCGGCCAGTCGCTCTCGATCGCCGCGACGCTCGGCGTCAATCGTCTTCTCGTCGGGATCCAGATGGACGTGGGCTGGGACGCGGCCGCGCTCACCTTCCAGATGAGCCCTGACGGCGGCACGACCTGGCTGGAGATGCAGGGCGCTTCGGCCGTCCTCACCTACAACGCCGCGGCGGGCCAGTACATCGCGATCGATCCGACCCTCTGGCGCGGCGTCACCATGCTCAAGGTCCGCTCCGGCACATCGGGCTCGCCGGTCAACCAGACCGCCACCCGCACGCTCACGCTGATCTACGTCTAGTCCGGTCGCGTGCCGCGGCAGGAGCGTCCATGCCCGACCTCGCCAGCCTCGACAACGTCAAGCTCTGGCTTGGCATAGCCAACTCGAACAACGACCTGCAGCTCGGCCGGCTCATCCGCCAGGCCTCGCTCTTCGTCTGCAACTATACCAACCGGCCGATCTGGACGCCGACCCCGGTCACCGAGGTGCGCGACGGCTCCGGCGGCGACAGCGTCGTGATGACCCGCGGCGGCATCGCCGCGACCTCAGGCAGCCGCATCCAGCTCCGACGCTGGCCGGTCCTCTCGATCACCTCGCTGACGATCAACGGCGAGACCATCACCGCCGCGCCGCCCCTCGTCTTCGGCGAGGAGCCCGGCGACGGCTACATTCTCGACCCGTGGGACGGGACCATCCCGGGCAATGCCCAGATGCTCTCGATCCAGGGCTGGCAGTGGGCCTTCGACGCCGGGATCCGCAACGTCGCGGTCAGCTACGTCGCGGGCTACCAGGTCACCAACGAGGCGGCGACGGTGCCGCAGGGCGCCGGCCAGTCGGTCGCCGCCCAGCAGCCGCTCGGCCCCTGGGGCAGCGATGGTGGCGTCACATACGCCTCGAGCGGCGCGGCGCTCGCGAATGTCGCCGCCAGCCCGGCGACAGGACAGTATACGGTCGACGCCAAGGGCAACTACGGCTTCGCCGCCGGCGACGCCGGCCAGGCGGTGCTCCTCACCTACGGGTTCGTGCCGAGCGATATCGAGCAGGCGGTGATCGAGATCGCCGCCGAGCGCTTCCGCTACCTCGAGCGCATCGGAGTGAAGTCGAAGGCGCTCAACGCCCAGGAAACCGTCAGCTTCGACCTGAAGACGATGCCCTATTACGTGGAGGGACTGCTCGACTCCTATCGCGTGCCGGTCGTCGCCGCGGCCTGAGTTGAGGGCGGCGCTCTCCCGCCTGAGCTATCGGCCCCGTCGAATGGAACCGAGGTGGATTCGAACCACCGACCTCCGCCTGCAGCCGGTTTAGCACGATGCTCAAGATCGAGATCAACGCCGTCGCCGGCGAGGCGCGCCTCAAGCGCATGCCGGAGAGCGTGATGAACGCGCTCAAGGAAAAGGAGCTCGAGCTCGCCGCCGCCCTCGCCGAGAAGGCCGCCGGCGTGGCGCCGAAGCTGAGCGGCAAGCTCGCCTCGAGCATCCGCCAGCGCGTGCGGGCGAGCGAGAAAGCGGTGACCGCCCGGGTCTACGTCTCCGGCAAGGCCAAGCAGTATGCGCGCGCCCAGGAGCGCGGCGCCAAGACGAAGGCCCACGAGATCCTGCCCGACAAGGCGAAGGTGCTCGCCTTTGCCCTCGGCGGCGCCCAGGTCTTCGCGGCGCGGGTCATGAACCCGGGCGCGGTGATCCCGGCGCACCCGTTCCTGAAGCCGTCGCTCGACAGCATGGCGAGCCAGATCCGCGCCGAGCTCACCGACGCGGTGAAGTTCGGCCTGAATCAGGCGTGACGCCATGGCCGCCGTCACTCGCGAAGCCGTCATGACGGCGCTGTTCAACCTGGTCATCGGCGTCCACGATTTCGCCAGGACCGGCCGGCGCCTGGTGCTGTGGGACGACGTCCCCGCGACGGAACGCCCGGCGCTGTACATGCTCGAGCACAACGAGGCCTATTCGCATCCGAGCGAGACGCTGCAGAAGCGCGAGCTCCACGCGACGCTCTTCGTCTACACCGACGCCAAGGACGCCACGATCGTCGGCGCGACGCAGATCAACACAATCCTCGACGAGCTCGACGCGGCGCTGACGCCGAGCGGCCGCGATGCCTTCGTCGGCAACCGGCAGACCCTCGGCGGCCTCGTCTCGCACTGCTACATCGACGGCGAGGTGGTCAAGGATCCCGGCGACCTCGACGGCGACGGGCTGCTGATCGTGCCGATCCGCATCCTCCTTCCCTAGCGGTAGAGAGGCGGAGCCAACGCGCGAACCCCAGCCGGAGCAAGCATGGAAACTCGCGATTCCTTCGTCGGCCAGGTTTACGGCGAGCGGTACTACCGCGAGCGCGAGACCGAGGCCGATGTCGTCATCCCGCCGGCGCTGCTCATCACCGATGAGCGCGGCGACTGCTGGACGCTCGGCGTGCGCCACAACGACGACCTCGAGTGGACCGTGCTCCGCAACGACATCTGGACCGGCGAGTTCGCGAGCCGCATCGAGTGCTGCCGCGCCAGCGGCCGGCGCGTCCGCATCTTCGGCAAGGCTGGATGGAAGACCTGGAGCGGGAGGACGTTCGTATGATCGCCAGCGCGGAGCCCGCCCGCGAGCTGCGGTTCAACGCCCACCCGCGTCCGCAGCCGCGGCAGAAAGCGGCCGATCGGCGCGAATTCCGCTTCATGGTCAACCCGAAGATCGGCGCGATCGAAATCGTTCTCCTCTACGACGGCCTGCCCAAGGGTTCGATCCGCTACACGCAGGACCAGGCCGAGAATTTCGCGCGCAAGCTCGTCGAGGCTCTCGATCGCTGCCGGGGCGGAGAGTTCGAAGTGATGCTCTTCAGTAATGGCAGTCTGGACGGCTCGATCCGCTACGGCGCCGAGGAGGCCGACAGCTTCGCCCGACAGCTCATCGAAGCGATCGAGCTCTGCGACGCCGGCAAAGCCTACCGCCGCTCATCCGGGCCGAAGCTGATCATCCCCGAGAACGTCAGCCGCGTTAACTGAACGACTTGCCGGCGTAGCTCAGCGGTAGAGCACTGCACTCGTAATGCGGGGGTCGGAAGTTCGACTCTTCCCGGCCGGCACCAGTCTCTCTCGTTTCGTGTCGCCCCGAAAGGCCGCCTTGGGCAAGCGGAACCCGCCCGCGTCTGACGACGCCGGCAATCCCTCATGATGGAGCCCGCATCCCATGCGTGAATTCCGCATCTCGTCCGGCGGCCTGACCGTCGCCGGCGCGACGACCCTGATCTTCGTCAACCCGCCCGCGTCGGTGAACCCGAACCTCGAGTTCCTCCGCTTCTGGGTCGGGCAGAGCGCCAACGCCACGAGCGCCCAGCAGCGCATCCAGGTCGAGCACCAGGTCACCGCCTTCCCGACCTTGACCTCGTTCACCCCGGTCAAGCTCAAGGAGACCGACGCCAACGCCAGCGTCATCACCGGCGGCACCGCCGGCGCCGCGGGCACCGCGGGGATCAACGCCTCGGCCGAGGGCGCCGGGTCGAAGACCACCGACTGGGAGGACACCTTCAACGTCTTGAACGGCTGGTTGTCCGTCCCGACGCCGACCGAGACCGTGGTCAAGGCCGCCGGCTCGACCTCCGGCCTCGGCCTCTTCTTCCCGGTCGCGCCGGCGACGCTGACCAACTGGTCGGCCGGGCTGATCTACCGCGAAGTCTAGCTTCGCGCGCGCAATCGGCAGACTGCCGATTGCTTACTCCCGACTGCCTCTCTTCTCACACCACGGAGTTCCCCCCATGCCCACCCGCGGCGATCCCAACCATCCCTCCGGCCATGCCCACGAGGTCATGACGCTCCACAACGGCCGCGACACCGAGCAGCATCACGGCAAGCGCTGCACGGTCATCAAGGCGGCCGAGAAGGGCGACCCCGGCTACGACGTCCGCATCGCCAAGACCCTCGTCCGCCTCGAGACCGGCGAGACAATCACGCTCGAGAACCACGAGGTCGCGGGCTAGCTCTCGCCCGCGAGAGGAGCGTCCATGGCCCTCCTCTACAATCTCGCGCGGATGACCACCGCGACCACGGGCACCGGCACCATCACGCTCGGCGCGGCGGTGTCGGGGTTCCTGTCCTTTGCCAATGCCGGCATCAGCGACGGCGACCAGGTCAGCTATGCCATCCGCGACGGCGGCAACAGCGAGATCGGCACCGGCACTTACACGGCGGCGGGAACGACGCTGACGCGCAACGTCACCAAGTCGACCAACAGCAACAATCCGCTCAGCCTCTCTGGCTCGGCGGAAGTCTTCATCACGGCCCGCAAGGAAGACTTCCTGCCGATCGGCACGGTGCTGCCCTATGCCGGCAGCGCGGCGCCGGCTGGCTGGCTGCTCTGCTACGGTCAGAACGTCAGCCGCACGACCTATGCGGCCCTTTTCCGGGTGCTGAGCACCACCTTTGGGGCAGGTGACGGGTCCACCACATTCGGCGTTCCCGACCTCCGGGGCCGCTTCGTCGCCGGACTCGACAATATGGGCGGCTCGGCGGCGAACCGGCTGACCAACGCAGAGACCGGCGGCCTTGACGGCAGCGCCCTTGGCAATACCGGCGGTGAGCAGGGGCATACGATCACGGCTGCCGAGAGCGCGGCGCTTAGTTACACGACCACGATGACATCGAGCTCGATCCCGGCTCGCGACTCCGGCTCGGCGGGGTCGGGCGGCGTGCTGCGCACCAACAACAGCGGCACCAGCGATCCGATCACCACAAGCACCTTCACGCTCTCCACGACCGACAACGCCGGCGGCGGCGCACACAACACCGTGCCTCCCGGCATCGCCCTCAACTACATGATCTTCGCAGGTGCCTGATGCCGCTGCCGATACCCCAGGACACATTCGCGGCGCTCGGCTACGATCTTGACAAGGCCATCGCCGCCTACCAGCAGGCCCTGACCAGTTTCGCCTCCACGGAGGGAATGCCCGCTCCCATCGCGGCCCCGCTCGTCGAGCAGATCGTCAAACAATACGCTGGCCTGTACACGATCGTGCCGGCGCCGATGCCTCCTCCGGTCGATGCTTCTGCCGGCGTCGATCTTGAGCTTGCCCGACGCATAGCCCTCGGCGTCACCGTTACGCTTTCGACCGGCAAGACGATCCCCGTCCAGACCCGCGACGACACCGATTTTCGCAACATCAACGGTCTCTCGACCTGCGGCCTCGCCCTACAGGGGCAGGGCTCAACCCAGACCACGGTGTTCCGCGACGCTAACAATCAGAGTTGGACACTGGCGCCGGCTGAGCTTGTCGAGATGGGCCTCAAGGTGCTTGCCGGCGTGCAGGCAATCTACGCCAAGAGCTGGGCGCTCAAGGCAATGAGCCCGATCCCGGCAGACTACGCGACCAACGACAGCTATTGGACCTGATCCTGCCGCGCGCGGGGGATGAGCGATGCTCGGCTTCGGCGCCCTCGGCGAGCTGGCGCTCGGCCAAGCCTACTTCCACTGGACGATCGCCTCGCAGCCGAGTGCTGCGCGGCTGGTCCCTGTGGTGGCGCAATGGAACGCCGGCTGGCCGACCGATCCGCAGCCTTTCGTCGGCGGCCGCGAGCCGCTCGAACCGCGCAAGCTGCCACCGTCGATCACGGCGGTACCGGTCAACGATCCGCCCTATGAGCACGAGGGGCGCTGGCCCGGCACGGCTTTCGTGCTAGCCGCCCTCTGGCAGCCGCCTGACCCGGCGCCGGTAATCAGGGGAAGCCTTTCGCCGGGCATTCCCGGCCAGTCCGTCGATCCACCGCCAGCGAGCCATGCCGGACGGAGTGTCGGCGCCGCCGAGATCGCAATCCTGGCGCAGCCCGATCCGTGGACGCATAGTTTCGAAGGAGGCTCACAGGCCTTCGCGCCGCGCTGGCTGAACCCGCAACTGATCGCGGTCGAGGTCGACAATCCTCCCTTTCCGGGATGGCGCGTCATCGTCGCGATGCCGCCACCGGCCGCCGCCGACGCGCTGCCCTTCGTGCCGCGCGCGGTCCCGCAGGGTGCCGCCGCGGGCGCCGCCGCGCAGACCCCGTTCGCGCCCGGCTGGCTCGCCACGGTGCTGGCGATCTGGGGCAGCGCCGACCCGGCAACCTCGCCCGCCCGCCGGCTCAGCCCGTCGATATCGGCGGTCGAGGTCGACAACCCGCCTTTCGCCCATCCGGGGCGCACGCTTCTCTTCCAGGCCGAGGCGGCGCTCCTCGCCCAGCCAGACCCCTGGACCTACACCTTCGCGGGCGCGTTCGAGCCCTACCAGCCGCGCACGCTCAGCCCCGGCACGCCCGGCCAGTCTATCGATCCGCCGCCGCCGGCGAGCCTCAAGGCCACGGCGGCTGGCATCGCCGTCGGCTGGATTCCGCCGGACCCGGCACCGATCACCGCGGGCAGACTGTCGCCCGGCATTCCAGGCCAGTCGGCCGACCCGCCGCGCGTCCCGCGCAATCTCGGCCTTGACGCCGCGCTCCGCCCGGCCGACCCGATTGTCCTGCCGCAGAGGGCGGGGCTGTCGCCGGGAATACCGGGGCAGTCGGTCGACAATCCGCCTGGGCTCCGGCTGTTCGTGCCGGCTCCCGTCGAGCCGGCGACGTTGCCGCTGCTGCCGCGCACTCTCGCGCCGGGGATTCCCGGCCAGTCCGTTGATCGCTCGCCGGGACTCGCCCGGCTCGGCCAGCCGGCCTGGCCGGACCTGCCGCCGGCCTTGCCGAGCCTGCCGCCCAAGCTGGTCCAGGCCGCCGCAGCGGCGGTCTCGGCCTTCGTCCCGTACACGCGGCCGTGGCTCGCCCTGGTCCTGTCGCTGTGGGCGGCCGAGCCGACGCGCTTCGACGAGACGATGCGGCGCCGGCTGGTCCAGGCGTTCTTCGCGTCGGCGGCTCCAGACCCGTCGCGGCTCCTCATCAGCCCGACGCAGCGCGTGCGGCTCCTTGCCGGCGAGGAACTGCGGGTCCGCCAGGTGACGAGCCCGACGCAAAGGGTACGGACGCTGCCATGACCATCCTCGGCCGCACCTTCACCGACGCCGATCCGAGCGAGAGCGAGTCCTACTCGTTCGATTTCTATCGCGACGTCAACGCAACCGACTTCGTTGTCTCGGCGAGCTTCTCGCTGGCGCTGATCAGCGGCGTCGACGCCAGCCCGTCGAGCCACCTCTCTGGCGGCGCGACGATCTCGGCCAACGGCTTCGACGGCCGCAACACCGTCTGCGCGCAGCGTATCGCCGGCATGGTCGCCGGCTGCCGCTACCGCCTCGACTGCCAGGCGACCACCAGCCAGGGCAACACGCCGGTGCTTTCCGGCTACGTCAACTGCAGGGCACGGACATGAGCGACAAGGAAGAGACGCACACGATCACGGCGGCAGAGGCGCCGGGCTCTTCGCACGAGCCGGCGCCGCGGCTACTCTCCCCGGCCGAGCTGGCGGAAGCCGGGGTAGTGCTGTCCATCGACGACATTGTCGAGCAGTGGTGGAACGACCATTTCCCCAACTCGGTCCTGTCGCGCGCCGGTACCGAGGTCTGGAACCTCGCCCACGCCGCCAAGGAAGAACTCAAGACCAGGCTCAAGAGCCTCTGAAGCGAATAGGGGAGGCCCGGGGTTCGACTCCCCGGCGGAGAGGGCGAGAGGCTAGCGAACCTCGCCTGAACCGTAGCTCAGCGGCAGAGTGCCCCTTCCAAATTCACGGCCCGTCGTGATGACGCGCCATTCCCCGAGATGGAGCACAGCCGATGTACCTGTTCGGCAGCGGCGTCGCCTACGTGACGCCCCAGGGGGCGAACCCCACCCCGGTCAATATCGGTCTCCTCCAGGAGATCACCTACGACGAGTCGTCGAGCCTGAAGAGCCTCTTCGGCCAGTACCGGCGCGCGATCGCCGTCGGTGCCGGCACGATCAAGACGACGGTCAAGGCGAAGTTCGCCCGCATCTCCGGCCTGATGCTCTCGGCCGCCTATTACGGCACCGCGCTGGTCGCCGGGCAGGTGGCGACCGCGGTCGCCGAAGCGGCGACCATACCGACCACGCCCTACCAGGTCACCGTCGCCAACTCGGCCACCTGGACCCAGGACCAGAGCGTCGTCTTCACCACGACCGGCCTGCCGCTGAAGCGCGTCGCCTCGGGGCCGATCACCGGCCAGTACTCGGTCTCGGCAGGCGTCTACACCTTCGCCGCGGCCGACACCGGCAAGGGCGTCCTCATCTCGTACAACTACTCGATCGCCGGCTCCGGCCAGCAGCTCACGATCGGCAATCCGCTTCTCGGCCAGACCGTCTCCTTCGCGCTCAATTTGACTGGCTACGACCCGACCGTCGCCTCGGGCGGTAATGGCGTCACGCTGCAGCTCAACAATTGCGTAGCCTCGAAGCTCTCGCTCGGCACCAAGCTCGAGGACTTCACCATCCCAGACTTCGAAGCCGAGGCCTACGTCAACCCGGCCAACGTGATGGGGCTGTGGAGCTTCCCGGACATTTTCTAGGAGAGAGGTAGTGCCAAAAACCGCCACCATCCGTCTCGGCGAGACGGACTATGAAATTCGCCAGTTCAAGATCGGCGAGCTCGAGAAGATTATGCAGACCTTCCAGGACGAGCCTCCGGTCAAGGTCCCGTTCGCGGTGCTGCGTCTCGCCATGTCGGCTAGCGCCAAGATCGACGTCAACGACCTCACGGCATCGGCCGAACAGATCGGCGCCGCCTTCCTCGCCATCATGGGCCTCAATGGCCTCAAGGGCGCCAAGCCGGGGGAAGCGATCCAGGGCGCAGCCTGAGCCTGGCTGAGACCCTGGAGGAAATATTCGGCTCGCTCGCCACCCGCGCCGGCTTCACGCCGGCCGAGGTGCGCGAGATGACCATGGACGAGGTAGACGGGCTATATCGCTATTGGCGTCGCAACCCGCCGCTCGTCGACCTAGTCGCCGCCTATCTCGGCTTCAAGCCGAAGACGGAGGCCGAAGCGGCGGCGCACCCGAGTATCGCGATGATCCGGGCGCGCTATCCCGACGGGATCGTCCGCGGCTGACCAGGAGCCGGAAGCTCCTGCCGATGGCGACCACCACCAGCCGGGAGGCATACCCTTCCGGCCACGCGATGGTGACGCCCCTGGCGCTGAAGATGACGCACCGGATCGGCTCCGACGCGATCCCCGACCGCACCGCCAGGACGGCGGAAAAGACGCCGTCCGCCTCGAACGACACGCAGCGATCGTCGCCTTCGCCGCCGCGGGCGGCCATACCGAGCGACAGCCAGCACGCGACCGCCGCGGCAAGGCTGCGGTTCAGGTGATCGATGTCGGGGTGCGTCATCGCGTGCGTCTTATGGTTTATGTCATTTTGAAATCACGCGCGGCGAGTGTCAAATGGCCGACGATGTCTCTGTAAAATTCGGCGCGTCGATCGGCGATGTCGTCGAGGCGGTCAACGGCATCAAGGAGCAGCTCGACGGACTGAAGGAGAAAGTCAGCGGCTTCGCGGAGCTCGCCGGGATCAGCCTGAGCTTCGACGCCTTCAAGGAATTCGTCGAGACCATGTCGGAGCTCGGCGAGCAGACCGAGCGCACCGCCGAGATCCTAGGCATCTCGACGGAACAGGTCGGCCAACTCGATTTCATTGCCAAGCAGACCGGCTCATCCGGCGAAGAGCTGAGTCGGACGCTCGAAAAGCTCGCACTCAATATCGCCAAGGCCGGCGAGCGCGCCTCGCCGATGACGGAAGCCCTCTCGGCCATGGGGCTTTCGGCGAAGGACCTCGCCGGCGTCCCGCTGCCGCAGATGCTCGACACGCTGCGCGAGCATTTTCAGCAGTTGCCGCAAGGAATGGAGCGGGCGGTCGTCGCGCAGGCGCTGGTCAAGGGCGGCGCCGAGAGCCTTCTTCCGATCCTGTCGATGAGCGGCGAGAAATACCGCGACCTCATCGACACCTACGATCAGACGGGCGCCGCGATGAGCGGCCCGATGGCCGCGGGCTTCGCCGAGACGCACGAGAAGATCGTCACCCTCGAAACCGCGGTGCAGGGCTTCGGCGAGCGCCTGTTCAGCGTCCTCAAGCCGGCGATCGACGGCGCGATCGACTGGATCACCAGCTTCATCGAGGCTCTCGACGCCAAGCATATAGCGGCGGCCCTGTCCTCGCTTGTCGACACGATCACTTCGGTGATCCTGTGGATCGCCGACGTTGCCCGGCAGGCCTACGAGGTCGTCGACGAGCTCTCGATCCGGGCGACGTTTCTCGCCAAGCATGGCCTGCAGGCCTTCAACGCGACCAACACCGCGGCGATGTTCCGCGATATCGACGCCATGCGCGCCGGGGTCGACGCGAAGTTCTCGCAGATGGAGGCAGACGCCAAGTCCTTCGCCGGCCGCGTCAAGGCCGCGATCAGCTCCGGCTTCGGGGTCGGCGCCGAAACGTACGGGCCGCCGGCGCCACCGCCCGCGCCGGCCGGCGGCGCAAATCTCTTTACCGACCCGGCGGCGATCAAGGAAAAGACCGCCGCGCTCCTCGCCGAACTGCAAACCAAAATGAAGGTCGACGACCTGGAGCTCGACAGCGAGAAGCAGAAGCTCGAAGCCGAGGGCAAGCTCAACCAGCTGAGCGTCGACCAGAAGTTCCAGGCGCTGCAGGCTCTCCTCGACAAGAAATACGCGATCGACCGCGCTGACCTCGAGCGGGAGCTCTCGATCGGCGGCCTCTCGGTCCAGCAGCACCAGGCGATCCTCGACAAGCTCAAGGAGCTCGACGCACGTTACCAGTCCGACAAGCTGCAGCTCGCCAATCAGGAGGCAGAGGCCGAGCGGGCGCTCCAGCAGAGACAGCTGAGCGAGGCCGGGCGCATAGCGAGCGGCATCACCGGCGTCTTCAACAGCCAGCTCACCGAGATTCTCAGTGGACAGGAGACCTGGAGCCAAGGCTTCGCCAAGATGTGCGGCGACATGCTGGTCAAGTTCATCGAGATGGTCGAGCAGATGATCGTCGAGTGGGCGGTGCTCGAGCTGATCACCGGCGGCACGGCGGGCGGCGGCAGCGCGCTTGGCGCCTTCGGCCAGGTCGCCAAGGGGGTGCTCGGTTTTCACGCCGATGGCGCCTACAACGTGCCCTCGACCGAGCTCGCGATCCTACACCCCGGCGAGATGGTGCTCGACTCGACCAGCGCCGGCATCACGCGAGGCATGATGGAGAACGGCGGCGGCTTCGGCGGATCGCCGACCATCGTGGTCAACTCGGCGCCCGTGATACAGGCGGTCGATGCGACGGGCGTTACACAACTCATGCAGAATCACGGCGAGACCATCGCCCGCCAGGTCGTCGCGTTGATGAATCGGCATCCGAGCCTCAGGCCGGCGTTCTGATGCAAACCAACCGTGGGCTAGGGGGCGTGTCCACCGTCCGGCCGCTGCCATGGATCTCCCGTCGGAGTGACCCTGTAATCGACGCGGATCGCGTTCTTGCATCGAGGGCACCCGTAGATCGACGATCGCGACTCGCTGGCCGAGCGACCATTGTACTGCAGAAGAGACTTCTTGCCCTGCTGGTAGCATGCTGGACAGAGCCAATGAATTGGTTCTACGCCGCCGCCGATCGGCTTCAGCACGTAGGCGAACGAACCGGCATAGACCTCCTTGAGCTGGTAGTTCTGCTTCTCAGCGTCCCATGCTTTAAGGCCGGCCACTTCTGCTTCAAGCGCGCGTATGCGCTCAATCAGCGCCGAGCGCTCATCGTTCGCCGCGAATGCGCTGCTCTGGGCCTCGAGGATCCTGGAATTGAGTTCCCTGATCTTGGCATCGAGGGCGCCGGAAGGGTGAAGGTCCTTTATCGCCTTCGCGATGTCTGTCACGCCCTTGAGGGCGGCGATCGTCCCGGTGATCGCAGAGAAGTCGACCATGCTGCCCCTTCTGTTTCGGCCGGGCTTGACGCAAAGGTCGGTCGCGACTTCTAATTCACGGTGACCCCGCAGCCCGGCCAAGGTTGCTGTGGGAAATTCAGTGGGCCGCCAGCTGCAAACTGGCGGCCCTACTGATTCGTCAGTGGCTGAATTGGATTGCGGCGACGCGCGAGAGTCAACGAAGCCGGCGAAGTCTTTCCCCACAATGATCTTTACTTCCGCGACCGCCCATGACCCTACCCGTCTTCTCGCCGCCGGTCGGCCTCGCTTGGCCGGTCGGGCGCCGGCCGAAGTGGAGCACGCTTCACCAGGAATCGGTGTCGGGTAAGGACAACCCGGTCCAGCTCTGGCCTTATCCCCGGCGGACCTGGGACGTGTCTTTCGACGTGCTGCGCTCGGACAACGCCTCGCTCAACATCCCGGCCCCGGCACAGGCGCTGCAATATGTCGAGGGGTTCTACAATGCGGTCGCCGGCTCGGCGCTGGCGTTCGTTTTCGTGCCGCCCGAGGATTCGACCGTCACCGGCCAGCTGCTCGGCACCGGCGACGGGGTGACCACCCAGTTCGGCCTGGTGCGGACCTGGGGCGGCTTCACTGAGCCGGTGTTCGCGCCGCAGGGCACGCCGACGATCTATGTCAGCGGTACGCCGACCTTGGCCTTCACCCTCGGCACGCAAGGCCTTGTCACGTTCACCTCGGCGCCGGCCCTCGGCGCGGCGCTGACCTGGACCGGGAGCTTCGGCTTCGTCTGCCGCTTCGATGCCGACGAGCTCGATTTCAGCGAGTTCATGTCGACCTTGTGGGAGCTCAAGAAATTGAGCTTCACTACGGTGCCGTTGAGCTACGCGTGAGGGTGCGATGAAACCCTTCCCGCCCGGCCTCGATACGCTCCTCCTGACCGGCGTCTTCGTCCACGCCGACCTCTACACCATCACCACGATCGCCGGGCAGGTGCTGACCTACACCACGGCGCAGATCGACGTCAGCACCGGCGGCACGCTCTATCTCGCGTCGGGCGTCTTCTTCGACGAGATCGCGAACAAGAGCCAGGCGCACTGGAAGACCGGCCTCGACGTCGACACCTGGCAGGTGCGGATCAAGCCGTCGGCGGTCGATCCGGTCAGCGGCGCGCCCTATCCCGCGAAAATTGGCGGCCAGCCCTGGCTCGCGGCGGTCGCTGCCGGCGTCCTCGAGGGCGCCACCTTCCAGGTCGACCGCGCCTACTGGCCGGCCTGGCCGGCGGCCGGCGTCTATCCCTTCGTGCCGTCCTATGTGCTGTCAAAACTCTTCTACGGCCGCGTCGCCGCGGTCGACTGCTACCGCCAGGAGGTCAACCTCACGGCCGAGAGCTACATGGCTCTCCTCGACAACCCGATGCCGCGGAACGTCTGGCAGCAGCACTGCCGCCATAGCCTCTTCGACGCCGGCTGCACCCTCAACCAGGCGAGCTACGGCACCGCGGGCACGGTGACCTCGGCCGGCGCCGCCAACAACGCCTTCGCGGCGACGCTGTCGGGCGAGCTCCGCGGCTCCGGCACGGCCCAGCTCGGCCAGGTCCTCTGGACGAGCGGCAACAATGCCGGCCTTCGCATGCACGTCACGACCTATTCGCATAACGGCCTCGTCGCGAGCTTCACGCTGATCCGCCCGATGCCGTTCGCGATTTCCATCGGCGATACGTTCACCGCGTACCCGGGCTGCGACAAGACGCAGGCCAGCTGCGCCAGCTTCGGCAACGCCGAGAACTATGGTGGCCAGGCGTACATTCCGAGTCCGGAGACGGCGGTCTGAGTCAGTGATCAGTCATCAGTAATCAGTAATCAGAAGCGTGCCGAATGGGGGATCATCTGATCACTGATCACTGGTCGCTGATCACTGATCAGCGCGCCCGCGTCGCGGCGCTCGCCCGCGCCTGGATCGGCCTGCCCTACTATCACGGCCAGCGGCTGCGCGGCGTCGGCGGCGACTGCACGTTCTTCGTCCTCGTCTACGAGGACGCCGGGCTGATCCCGCCGACGGCGATACCGGCCTACTCGCCCGAGGCGCACCTCCATAGCGAGGCCGGCGTCTACGAGCAGATCATCCGGCGGTACGCTTCACCGGTCGAGGTGCCCGGCGTCGGCGATGTCGTCCTCTACAAGTTCGGCCGCACCTATTCGCATGGCGGCGTCATCGTCGACCCCGGCGGATGGGCCGGCGGCGCCGGTCCGCCGCTGATCGCCCACGGCGACATGGTCGAGCGGAAGATCCTCCTCGCCGAGGGCGACGGCGGAAGACTCGCGGCGGCGAAGGGGCGTCGGTTCTTCACTCTGTGGCCGTAGTGGCGGAGGCGGACGCATGGCCATCCTCTTCGGCAACACCGCGCGCAAGACGACGCGCACCGGGCCAGCGTCGCAGCTCCGCATCCAGACGGCGATCCAGGGAACGCCGATCCCGATCCTCTGGGGGCAGACCAGGCTCGCGGCGAACATTCTCTGGTACGGGAATTTCAAGGCGGCGAAGGCCTCGACCGCGGGCGGCAAGGGTGGCGCGCTGTCGGGCGGCAAGGCCGGCAACTCGGGCACCTACAACTATTCCGCCAGCGTCGTCCTCGGCCTCTGCGAGGGCGTCGTCTCGGCGATCGGCAAGGTCTGGTCGAACAAGGTCCAGACCACCATCGCCGCCCTGGCGCTCAGCCTGTTCGGCGGCAGCTACGCGCAGACGGTCTGGAGCCTGATCACCAGCCTTTTCTCGTCGATCGCGCCCTATTCCAACTACCGCGGCATCGCCTACCTCGCCGGCACGATGTCGCTCGGCACCTCGCCAGAGGTGCCCAACATGAACTACGAGGTCTCCGGTCCTCTCGCCGGCACCGGCAGCGCCGTCTCCGGGGCGCCCGACGCGGCGCCCGACCAGGTGCTGCACGACTACCTGACCAACGTCAATTACGGTGCCGGCTTCGCGAGCGCCTGGGTCGGCGACCTCACCACCTACGGGCAGTACTGCCTCGCCGCCGGCCTGGTCATCTCGCCGGCGATCGTCAGCCAGCAGGCGGCGAACGTCTTCCTCAAGGACCTGATGACGGCGACCAATTCGGACGCCTACTGGTCGGCCGGCCAGCTCAAGGTCGTGCCCTACGGCGACACCGCGCTCGCCGCCAACGGCGCCAGCTACACGCCGCCGCAGCAGCCGCTCTATTCGCTCGGCGACGACGATTTCATCCTGTCCGGGAATTCGATCTACCGGACGCCGGTGGTCTGCAAGATCAAGCGCATCCAGGACCAGTCTAATTCGATCAAGATCGAGTATCTCGCCCGCAACAACAGCTACAACCCCAGCATCTACGAGGTCAAGAACGAGGCCAACATCCTCAACTGGGGCCTCAAGCCGAAGGACACCAAGCAGCTCCATTTCTTCTGCCATGCCGCCTGCGCGGCGAAGAGCGCGGCGCTGCAGCTCGGCCGCGAGCAGATCCTCCGCGCCTTCCAGTTCACGGTCGGCCGCCGCTTCATCCTCCTCGAGCCGATGGACGTGATCGCGATCAGCGATCCCGGCCTCGCCCTCGCGAGCCAATGGGTCAGGATCACCGAGATCCAGGAGAACCAGGATTTCAGCCTGACCATCACCGCCGAGGAATACCTCAACGGCGCCGGCGAGGCTCCGGTCTACAACACCGACGCCAATGCCGGCGCGGTGCCCGACTACAACGTGCCGCCCGGCAACGCCGACGTGCCGCTCTTCTTCGAGCCGCCCGACGCTCTCGCCGGCGGCCTGTACGTCTACATGGTGGTGACCGGCGGCGCCGAGTGGGGCGGCTGCGACGTCTACACCTCGACCGATAATCAGAGCTACGCGCTGCAGAGCCCGCGCATCATCGGCGGCGGTCGCAAGGGGGTGCTCACCGCGCCGCTGCCGACCGCGACCCCGGCGACCAGCGGCCTCACCATCGACACCACCTCGGTGCTCAGCGTGCAGATGGACGAGACCGGCGAGCTCCTGCCGGGATCGCAGGCCGACCTTCTCGCCCTCAACACCCTCCTCTGGGTCGACGGCGAGCTGATCGCCTATCGCGACGTCACCCTGACCGGGCCCGGCCAGTACGCGGTCAGCTATCTTGCCCGCGGCTGCTACGGCACTTCAATCGGCCCGCATGCGGCCGGCGCGAAATTCGGCCGGGTCGACAGCGGCGTCTTCGCCATCCCCTACACCCAGGACCGCATCGGCAGCCAAATCTACGTCAAGCTGGTCAGCTTCAACGTCTATGAGGGCGGCCAGCAGACCCTCGCCGACGTCTCGGCTTCGACATACACCATCCAGGGCCTGGCGCTCTCTTCGGCGCTCCCCGACGTGAAGAACTTCCGCACGTCCTACCAGGGCACGCTCACCATGTTCTCGTGGGACGAGGTGACGGATTTCCGGGCCGTGCAATACGAAATCCGGCAGGGCGCGAGCTGGGCGACGGCGCAGCCGATCGGCCGCTACGCCCACCCGCCGGTGGCGGCGCCGCAGGGCGACGGCACCTACTGGATCGCCGCCTGGTCGCAGCCGGTCGCCGGCCTCACCGTCTACAGCGCCAACCCCGCCGACGTCGCCATCACCGGCTCGATCCTGACCCAGAACATCATCGCCACCCACGACGAGCAGGCGGCAGGCTGGCCGGGGACCCACTAGCCCAGCGGAGCGCGACGCCCCATGGGCCACTTCTATCAGCCGCCCATTCCCTTCATCGGCGGGCTGCAGCCCTATCAGCCGCGGCAACTGCCGGCGGCGCTGCTCGCCGTCGAGATCGATCCGCCGCCGCCCAACCACGCCGGCCGCTCGCCGGCCGCGGTCGGCGTCGTCGGCGCCTGGACGCCACCCGATCCGTTCCCGCTCGAGGGCGGCTCCCAGGGCGCCTCGCCACGGCGCCTGCCGGCATCGATCATCGGCAGCAAGGTCGACAACCCGCCCTTCCAGCACGCCGGCCGTTCCGCCGGCAACCTCGCCGAGGTCGTCGGCCTGGCGCAGCCGCCCGACTGGCCGCCCGTCTTTGCCGGCGGCCTGCAGGCCTTCGCGCCGCGCTGGCTGGCGCCGTCGATCACCGCCGTCGAGGTCGATCCGCCACCGGTCGGCGCCGGCCCGGTCGGCGTGTCGCGCCGCACCACTGCGGTCGCGCTGTGGCAGCCGCCGGACCCCTCGCCCTATTTCGGGGCGGCGCAGGGCCTGGCGCCGAACAAGCTCAACCCGGCGCTCACCGCCGTCGAGGTCGACAACCCGCCCTTTGCCGGCACCGGCCGCTCGCCGGCAGTGCTCGCCACCGTCGTCCAGGCGGCGCAGCCGCCGGACTGGCCCTATGTCTTCCCAGCGTCCTGGCAGCCCTACGGCCGCCGCAGCAATGCGCCGATCGCCGCAGTCCGGACCGACAACCCCCCGGTCGGCTGGCCGCGCGGGCTCGCCTCGAATATCGTCATCCGGCAGGCCTGGGAGCCGCCGCCGCCGCCCGTCCAGCCGGCGCCGCAGCTCCATCCGCCGGTCGTCACCGCGCCGGGCCTGTCGATCGTCGGCGGCTTCCTAGAGACCGGTCCCGGCGGCTCCGGCACCTACACGATCCCGAATTCGCATGTCGTCAACATCGGGCGGCTCGCGCCCTGCCAGGTGCTGATCACCTGGCTTGCCACCGGACAGGCGGTCGGCGCCGACTGGTTCTCGCCCTCCGACTTCTTCGTCCCGACCGACTTCTTCGGGACGAACAACACCAAATTCATCTCGGCCTGGGCCGAGATCGCAATCTCGACCGACGGCACCAATTACGGCGCCTGGGTCAAGTACGCGCCGGCAACCTACAATCTCTGGGCCGTCAAGGCGCGGATGCAGATCGCCTCCGGCGACCCCAGCACCATCGCCGTCCTCGAGGCGTTCAAGTTCACGGTCGACGTCCCGACCCGCAGCGACCACTACAATATCAGCCTCGCCGCCGGCGGCTCGACGATCACCTTCGCGCCGGACGGCGGATCGGCGGCCGCGTTCAACGGCGGCCCCATCGGGCAAGCCAACCCGCACCTCCAGGTCACCATCGTAGGCGCCTCGGCCGGCGACCAGGTGCTGGTGACCGGATTGAGCCGGTCGCAGGTGACCATCCAGGTCGTGAACGGCGGCAGCGGCGTGGCGCGCACCGTCAACGTGCTGGCAATCGGCTACTGACGCCTAAGCGGAGAGCGGAACCATGGCCTTCGCTAACGTCGGCACGGCCGGAACGAATGGAGGAACCGGTAGTAGCCTCAGGATGGGCCTCGGCGGCGGTGTCAGCGTGCCCGCCGGCGCGGTGGTCGTCGTCGTGGCGTCCTGCCCAGGGGCGGGCGCCTCGGATACGGTGACCGACAGCCAGGGCAATAGCTATACTCTCATCTCGACCGTCGCCGGCTATGGGTCGATCTTCTATTCCGTCCTGTCGACGGGCCTCACCGGCTCGCCCACCTTCTCCAGAGACAGCATCACCTACGATGCCACGGGCATCGGCGGGATTGCCCTCTCGGCGATGTCGATCACCGGCGTCGCGGCGTCGAGCCCTCTCGACGCCGCCGTCACGGCGCGAGCTTCCGGCGGCAGCGGCTCGTCCCCGAGCGTCACCTCGGGAACGCCGTCGTCCGCGGGAGAGGCGATGGTCGCCGGCCTCGCCTACGACAGCGGCGCCACCTTTACCCAGGATACGACGAACGGCTGGAGCACGCCGCCGGCGAGGGCAGTCAGTACGATTAACGACGTCGCCGTCGGCGGCAGCCAGGTCGTCGCCGGCGCCGCGGCCAAGACCTTCGCCCCGACGCTGAGCAGCGGGTCCAACTGGGCCGCCTGGATCATCGGCTTCCTTCCAGTTCAGAGCCAGGTGCCCTACACGCCGACCGCCCAGCTCGGTCCGATCATCGCGCAGTAAAGCACCCCCTCCCAACCCTCCCGCGTCTCTTTTTCCGGACGGCATAGATGAGCACGCAAGCGCCGCTCCAGATCCCGATCTCGTCCAACCCTCCGAACACCTCGCCGGCGGCAATGGCTGGCGACATCAACGGCGCGCTCGCCTCGATCGCGGCGATGAACGCCGGCGCCACCGCGCCGACCAACTACGGCCAGACCGCCGGCGGCGGCGCCGGCGCCCCGGTGCAGGGCGTGGCCTGGCTTGACCAGACCAGCGCCGCCTATCCCGTCGTCCGCATCTATGACGGCTCCGTGTGGGAAGGCCTCGGCGTCCTTGACACGGTGCAGAACGTGTGGACGCCGATCTCCGGCGGCGCCGGCTCGATCGCCGCTGCGGCGACCACCGACCTCGGCACGGAGCCGGCCGACACCATCACCATCACCGGTGCTGGCACCATCACCTCGTTCGGCACCTCGGCGCCGATCGGCGCGCGCAAGCAGCTCAATTTCGCGTCGAACCCGGTAATCCAGTACGGGTCGAGCGCTCCCGGCATCATCACGCCGTGGGCGCAGAACCTCTATGTCCGCGCCGGCGCCACCCTGGTCGTCATGCATCTCGGCAGCGGCCTGTGGAAAGGTCTCTGCTATTCCGACTCGGGCGGCGCCGCGACGCCGGCTCCCGGCACCTACGCCGACACGGCGGCGATCGTCGCGCCCGATGGCTGGCTGTTCGCCAACGGCGCCAGCTTCGCCAAGGCGACCTATCCCGGCCTTTACGCCGCGATTGTGTCGACCGGCACCGCGACCATCACCATCGCCTCGCCGGGCGTCGTCTCCTGGGCCGGCCATCCGGTTTCGAACGGCGACCCGGTAAAACTCCGCACCACCGGCGCGCTACCGACCGGCCTCACCGCGGGCACGGTCTACTACGCGGTCAACACGGTGGCCGGCGTCAGCTTCCAGCTCGCCGCGACGCCCGGCGGCGCCGCGATCAACACCAGCGGCACCCAATCCGGCACCCACACCGCCTATTACGCGCCGCACGGCGACATTGACGCCAACAATGCCTACCTCCCCGACTGCCGCGACGTCGCCAAGGTCGGCAAGGGCAACATGGGCGGCAGCGACCGCGGCCTGATCGCCTCGCAGCCCGGCTATACGCTCGGCGCGCAGTTCGGCGAGGAAGCCCACACCCTCGGCGTGAACGAGCTGCCGAGCCATACGCACAATGTAACGGGCAACGTCAGCTCGACCTTCAGCAACGGCCACCTGACCGCGCTGAACATCAACGTGTCGAATGCCGCCACCGGCAACAGCAATGCGCCGGGCGTGTCCGGTGCCGTCGGGAATGCTGGCTTGACGATCAACTCGAGCACGGTCACCGGCAATGTCACCTCGACCTTCTTCGGGGGCATAACCGACACGGGTACGGGCGGCGGCGGCCCGCACAACAACCTGCAGCCGAGCCTGGTCTGCAACGTCCTCATCAAGTTCTGAGGCTCCGCCCGCGCCCAATCCGCCCGGTCGCCGGCCGCCGCATAATGTCCGCTGCGGGGCGGCGCGACGCCCGCGGGGACAGTGCACCATGAAGATTGGCGACGTGGTCAGGCTGAAGAGCGGCGGCCCCGCCATGGTGGTCGGCAAGCTGGGTCCGGAAGGCGCCTTCGAGTGCCTCTACTACTTTCCCGGCGACGGCCTGGTGAAGGGCGGCATGTTTCCCGAACACGTGCTCGAGCCGTTGGAAAAGACCGGCACCGCCAGGAAGAAGACCGCCACCCGCCGGCGCAGCAAGCCGTAGCGGTTCCCGAGGCTTTTCCCCTCTTTCGCGTCGCGCCGACTGCCCGCTGCCGACTGCCACAGCCGGACCAACCATGGCCGCCATCGTCCTCCAGTTCTCGACCGAGGCCGGATGGCAGTCGTGGGCTATCCGCGTGTTCGAGCGCGGCTGGTGCAGCCACGTCGATACCGTCATGCCGGATGGCTGGCTCCTCGGCGCCCGCTCGGGGAAGGACGGCGCCCCGCGACCAGGCGTGCAGCTCCGACCGCCCGGCTATGCGCCGTTCACCCGGCTCGAGCGCGTCGAGCTTGTCACGACCGAGGCCATCGCCGGCGCCTACTACGCCTTCGTCCAGGCGCAGCTCGGCAAGCCCTACGACATGACCGCCATCGCCGCCTTCGCCTTCGATCGCGACTGGCGCGCGCCGGACTCGTGGTTCTGCTCCGAGGTGAGCACGGCCGGCCTCGAGCAATCCGGTTTCGTCCCGCGGCTTGCCACGCCGGCCAACCGGGTGACGCCCGGGCTCGAATACTTCCTCTGCTCCGCCTTCCGCCGCTGACCTGGCGCGGCTCGCCCTTCCCGCACCTTTGGAGAATGCCCCGATGACCGACGCTGCCGCGCCGATGGCGACGTTCGAGGACCGCGCCTGCTGGCTGGTCGAGAAGCTGCTCCAGGATTTCCCGTCATGGGACATCGACTGCGCCTGTGCCGACGCCGGCAATGCCGGCCGCGAGAGCCAGATCGCGATGGTGCAGCAGGGCGGCACTTCCGGCACAGCCGGCGGGTACGGGCCGTGGCAGTGGACCGGTCCGCGCCATGTCCAATACCTCGCCTATTGTGCGCGGACCGGCAAAGACCCGGCCAGCTTCGCGGCGGCCTACGCCTTCCATGTCGTCGAGCTCCGCGGTCTCGATGTGAAACTCGGCGTCGGCGACTACCGCATCGTGGTCACCGAGGTCGCCGCGGCGAAGACCCTGGCCGACAAGGTCGCCGCCTTCGAGAAGCACTACGAGATGGCGGGAATCGTCGCCGAAGGCGACCGTCTCGCCTACGCGCAGCGCGCCAAGGCGGCCTGGCTCGCGAATCATCCTGCCGCGGCGTTGCCGGCGCCCTCCGTCACGCCGGCGGCGGCGGCAACCATCGCCGGCGCTGCCGCGGCCGGTACCGCGGCGATCGCCGCCGGCGCTGCCGGCGTCCCCTGGTGGGCCATCGGCGGCGCCCTCTTCATCGGCGCGGCGCTCGTCGTGATCGGAATCGTGCTCGCCGTGCTCGCCAGGATGCACGGCCAGGCCAAGGCGACCGCCGCGACGCCGGCGGTTCCCCCGGGTTCGGCGAAGCCGGCGGCGGCCGCCGCGGCGCCGGCGACCCCGGCCAATCCGCATCCCCAGCTACCGGCCGCATAAATTCCGGCCGCGGAGTTCTCCCAACCGAGAGGTCATTCACCCATGTTCAATCTTGAGACCGCGATCGCGCTCGTCACCGAGGCGCCCACCGTCGTCGCCGGCGTCGAAACCCTGTTTGCCGAGGTCGAGAAAGGCGTCGCCGAAGGCAAGGGCGATCCGATCAAGACCGCCGAGGACATCCTGCAGGAGCTCGTCGCCAACAAGACGGCGATCGGGCAGGCCGTCGCCGCCAACACGAAGTAGCCGGATCGGCGCCGCAAGGCGCGTCATCCGTCTCGATCCATCGGGAGGCGCCTTCGGGCGCCTCTTTCCATTTGGGGAGTACCCTTCATGTGGGACAATCTCTTTGCCGGGCCGCCGGTCACGGCCGGGATCGTCATCGCCATGTTCGTCGTCGCCGGGGCCGTGATCGCCGTCTATAAATGGCTCACCGGCGGTTTCGACGATGCCGACGGGCGCGCCACGCAGGCGATCGGCGCATCGGAGGCCCGCATCACCGCGGCGATCGCCGCCATCCGCCAGGAGATCAAGGCCCAGGCCGAGAAGCTCAGCCTCCTCGAGCGCAAGCTCGTCGGCGAATACCTGCCGAGAAGCGGCCTCAGGGAAGCGCTCGACCAGCTCAAGGAGATTTTCACCGTCCGCTTCGATTCGCTTGAGGACAAGATCGCCTCCAAGCGGTCGCCCCGCGTCACCCGCGTCGTGGCGGGGAAGACGAAGAAGACATCGGCGCAACAGGGCTGATCGGCCAATCCGCCGCCATCGCCGGCGGCGCTACCTCTCCTCGCATGGTCGACGCCGCCGAATCGCAAGCCACTCCGATCGCCTCCGACGCAGCCTGCGCCGAAGCGATAGCCGAGGTCGGCAGGCTCGATCGCATCCTCGCCGGCATCGAGACCCGGAAGTCGGCGGCGATCGCCGCCACGACCCGGCGCTTCGAGGACGAGGCGACGCCCTTTCTCGCCGCCAAGGCGGCTCTGACGGCCGGGGTGAAAGCCTGGTGCGACGCCGAGCGCCGCCGGCTGACTGGCGGCAAAGGGAAGACGGTCGAGTTCCCCACCGGCAAGGCCGGCTGGCGCAAGGAGCGCGATACCGTCGAGATCCCCGACGAGGTCGAGGCGAAGATCGTCGAGCCGGCAAAGAAGGCCATCCTGGGCGCGCTCAAGCGGCTGGTCGGCTTCTACGCGCCCTTCGTCACGATCTCGGTGCGGCTGTCGAAGACCGCGATCAAGGCGATCGCCGCGACCGACGCGGAGGCGAAAGCCAAGCTCCGCGACCGCGGCATCGTCTTCGTGCCTGGCGGCGAGGCGTTCTTCATCGAGCCCGCCGGCGCCGAGCTGGCGGAGCGGCCTCAGCCGGACGAGGGGCAGTAGGCGCGATCGGGTGGCCCCGCCGAAACGCGAAGATTGGGGCTGCCGCCCTGGGGCCAATCCGCCGCGCCAGCCGGCGCCGGTACCGTCGCCCGCGATGAAGCCGCTGCCGCCCCTCGACGAGCTCGCCGACGACATCTTCATTGCCGCCGGCTTCACCGCCGAGCGCGTCGCCCTGCACCGCCAGGCGATCAACGAGGCCGGCATGACCGGCCTCGCCGGCCGCAAGCTCGAGGAGGAGCTCAGCCGCCTCGGTCGCCTCTCCCGCCTCGGCGTCGTCCTCTACCACCTCATCCCGCACGAGGACGAGCTCCGCCGCCTTCTCGACGAGCTCGTCGCCGGCGATCGCCGGAAAAGGATCTCCCATGCGCACCCTGCCATTCCTGCGTGAGGGCCTCGCCGGCGCTATCATTGCGGCGTTCTTCCATTTACCGAGGCCGGCGGCGCCGCGCGCGGCACGCAGAGCTACCGGAAGCACCCGCGCCGTCCGGCTTACCGGTCCGACCGCTCATCCAGGAAGGCGGCCGAAATCGGCGGCCTTCGCGGCCGCCCGTGAACCGATCGTTTGCCTTGCACGACGTCCCCGCCGCCAAGCCGGTCGCCGGCTATGTCGGCGGCAAGAGGCAGCTCGCGCGCGAGCTCGCCCGCCGCATCGCGGCCGTGCGCCATTCCCTCTACGGCGAGGTCTTCGCCGGCATGGCCGGCGTCTTCTTCGCGAGGCAGCAGGCGCCGCAGGTCGAGGTCCTCAACGATATCAGCCGCGACGTCGCCACCTTCTTCCGCGTCCTGCAGAACCATCACCAGGCGCTGATGGACATGCTGCGCTGGCAGCTCGCGAGCCGCGCCGAGTTCGACCGGCTCAACGGCCAGGATCCCGAGCGCCTCACCGACCTGCAGCGCGCCGCCCGCTTCCTCTACGTCCAGCGGCTCGCCTTCGGCGGGTCGCCGGCCGAAACTTCGGCACCAGCACACGACGACGCCGTCGCGCTTCGATCTCGGCAAGCTGGCGCCGCTCCTCGCCCGCGGCGCACGAGCGGCTCGCCGGCGTCTGGATCGAATGCCTGCCCTGGGGCGATTTCCTCGAGCGCTGGGACCGGCCCGGCGCACTGTTCTATCTCGACCCGCCTTATGCCGGATCGGAGCATTATTACGGCCGCGGCCTCTTCGCGCCGGATGACTTCGCCCGCGTCGCCGATCGCCTCAGACGGCTTCGCGGCCGCTTCATCCTGACGGTCAACGATACGCCGGAGCTCCGGCGGGTCTTCGCCGGCTTCTCGATCGAGGAGGCCCGGGTCACCTACACGACCGGCACCGGCTCGCGCGAGCGGGAGAGCCAGGGCGAGCTGATCGTCAGCGGCTGACCAATCCGCCGCGCCGCGACTCCAGGCATAGTCGCGGCGGAGGTGGCGCCATGGACACCCGATTCGAGGAAGCCGACGATGGTCCCGCAATGGGCCGGTTCCAGCCCGTCGTCGGCGACAACGTCAACATCTACGGGCTGACCCTCGACGTCGATATCGGCCTCGGGCCCTACGCCGCGATCGTGACCAAGCTCCGTCCCGGCCGCGTCGTCGACGTCACCGTCTTTCCGCCCGGGCGCGAGCCGTGGTGCATGACAGGGGTGCCACCGCAGGACCGGCCAGGCGCCGACCACCGCTACTGGACCGAGCTGCCGCTCTGAGGGAGACTTTCTTGCGGACGGATATCGGAATGAGTTGACCCCCATCTCGCGTTTTCGCCCGTTCGCGAAAAGCAAAGGCGCCCGCTGGCCCGAGAGCCGGCGGGCGCCTTTTTTGATTCCGGGCGCATCGTGGCCCGTCGGCTGTCGGCTGCTCTAGACGCTGACCGCCTTGTTCGCGCGCCGGGCCGGCTTGCCGGCGGCCGGTTTCTTCGCCGCGGCCTTCGTTGCGGCAGACTCGCGTGCCATCGCGCCCTTGGCCTTGCTCGGCGCCGTCTTCGCCGGGGCCCGCGTGGTCTTCTTCGCCGCCGTGGTCCGTTTCACTGCCATTGCTGACCTCCTTTTCTGGTCGAATCGGCAGAACAGTCCGTTTTGACAGCGATTTTGATGTTTTCGCAATCGATCGATGCGCAAAACGGCGCGAAAATGCTTAGGGGAGCCCGGGTAAGTGGATCAGCTCACCCTCAAACTGCCGAGCATGACGATCGCCGAGGCCGAGCGGCGAGGACTCGAGGTCGACGAGTCCGTTTCCATCCGCGACCAGCGGATGGTCGGCGTTGTCGGCGGCGCCGTCGCCCACCTGAACCGCGCCCTTGAGGAGGCGGCCGAGGCCGGGTTCACGGTGACGCTGTCGGTGCTCTACCAGGATCTCGGCAACCGTCCGAAGCGCCCGGCCGTCAGGGGCCGGATCAGCCGGGCCGCGATCGACGCCCGGGTTTAGATCGCCGGATCCCGCTCGAGCGAACGGAGGCGGACGACCGCCTCTTTCAGGCTGAAGCTGTTCGGCCAGAAGCTGCCGTCGTTCTTGAGCGCGTGGCCGATCTCGAGATCGATGAGGCGGAAGCGCTTGCCGCACACTGTCCTTTCGGCGGCAAATCCCTTGCGTCCGCACAACGCGCGGAGCTCGACGATACTGATACAAATGGCGGCGAAGGTAGGCGATCAGCCCCGCCGTTTGGAGTGCGTAATTATCACCTTTAGGACTTCTAAGGCCATTGATTCGTTGATTTCTCGACCGCAGACCTAACAAAACTAATGGCTTAGCGCCTATCTTGCGTTTTCCTCCCACCTAGGAGCCGCGATACGCTGCGGGCATAGAGACGCGGGAAGGCCGGATCCTTGTCGGTATAGTCGTCGCGCGAGCCTTCACCCTTCTTCCAGGTGTGCGCCCAGGCGAGGAGCCGCGCCTTTTTCGGCATCTCCACGACGATAGAACATCGCCTGCGCGTCGCGAAGCTCGGCATAGGTGCGAGCGCCGAGGGTCCGCCAATTCGGGCACGCCCGCCCAAGCCAGCGCGCTTCAGGCTTGAGACAGAGACACAGGTTGGCCGGCAGCACACAGTGGCCGTAGTGGTCGAGAAGACGGTCGGCGGTCGTGCCGCTCACCCGTGCACCATGTCGCGGTCTTCTGCCGGAGAGGTCATAAGGGCGAGCATGCGGCGCAGCTTGTTCGCTACCTCGTAGGCATGCCGCCATGCAGGCGCCACGCTCTCGCCGATCGCTTCCAGCGCCTCGGCGGCCTCGATCATCGCTGCCCGATACACTTCCGCCTGCTCTGCCACGGCGGCGGCGATACGAGCTTCGCACGCCGCGTCGGTTACTGCTACGCCAGCCCGGAAGCCAAGATCGTGAACCATGCCGGCCTCGCGATCATCGTCGGTCACATTTGGCCGCGGTCCTTCGGCAATGGCCTCGCGTTGGAGGAGGCGCGCATAGTCTCGCGCCAAACGGCCGGCATCATCAGCTCGACCCTGCCAGTCGGCTCGCTCTTTCTCTGTCGTCTCCTCGCGCTCGTTCTCAGTCATGGCGCGATCCTCCGCGTCTGTTTCCATCCGCCCCGCATGTTACGCCAGCCGGCATCTCCGTCGACGTGTCGGCCGTCGATCATGTACGGCGCAAATCCGTTCGGGTGCGGCGCGGTCGACTTGCCGGCGTGCTCGCCGACAAGGATGGTGACGACACGATAGTTGCGTGCGAAGACCTCCGACCTGATGCGGCCCTCCTCGACGAGGCGCGAGATCGAGCCGACGTGGATCGTCGGGCCGCTTTTGACGCCACGACGTGACGTCTGCGGGCAGCGCTCGCCGGCGACGGCCGCGGCGACCAGGAGGGCGAAGTCGCGATCGAGGCGAGCGGCTCGTCGCGCCTCGGTGAGAGGGTCGGCGCCCGTGGCTGTCATATGATCAGCCGGAGCGGTATCGCCTCGACCGTCGGCCGCGGCTCGGCCTGGCGCATGAGGTCCCGCTCGAACTCCGCCGTGAGCTCGTCGATGCGTGGATCCGACGTCGGGATCTCCGGCGCGATCCGGGTGACGTAGACCTGGACCGGCACGCCGCTCTCGGTCTCGCCCTGCCAGACGCGCGCCTGCACCTTGCAGTGATGCACGCCGACGACGAGCTCGATGATCTTCGATGTCGATTCGATCGTGATCTTCATGTCACGCCTCCTGGCGCTCGACGTCGGCCGGCAGCTCGACCTCACCGCACAAAACCTCGATTGTTCCTTCTCCGCCGCACCCATCGCAGGTCACCTGCCGAGGTTCGGCGCGGGTGCCGACAACTACCGCGGCGGCCGCTTCTCCAATCGTCTGCCAGTCGTTGACAACGCCGACGCCGCCGCAGAGGCGACAACACGCGCGCTCAAACACCGCCATCAAGCCACATCCTCCCCGGGCTCGCTGTCAGCTGGCA